TCTGCTAAAGGGAACTACTGGAATGAACAAACGCCAGCTAGTGGCACACCGTGGCGGATTTAATGGCATTGACAGCCTAACCAGTCAAGAGCTTATCAGATACCAGGCACTAGAGGACATGGCTATTGCTATGATCAACTTAGGCATGACATACCAAGATATTAAGAATATGGTATTCAGAAAAAACGCACCACAAGGCGCGTGAGAGCAACAAAAAAGGCTTACCGCGACCAAACAGCAAAGCCTTTTAACCACTAACTAAAACAAAATTAACAAGCAGGCAAGCTGTTATTAAAAGGGTTTTAGTAAATATTTTATAGCTAGATTATACCATATCTAGGACATTATGACCATACAGAGGGCGCTAACCCTTAAAACTGGAGTAGAAAAGTATTAGGTGCTGGTATCGCCATTAGGTTGCAATGGACCTAACAACCTAAACCACCCTAAGAAAATCACACACAGCTAGGCTATTATTTTGGGACAGGCTTACACGACCACAGGGCGACCTGGTAAGTCTGGGGCGGGCAACCGCTGGGAATAGTCTAGGCTAGCAATCTATCATGTATAGTCAGAAATAGCAAGAAAGTCTTTTGAACTCACGGAGAAAGCCCTAAAGGGTCATCACACAGACACATTAAAAAACGAGGTAAAAAACATATGAAAGATAATAATAGAGATACGATAATCCTTTTTGAAGCATCTAGCAATGAATACGCACCCGTAAAGACTGCAATATCGGAAGAGCTGGAAGCCGTTATCAGCAAAGTATATCAGCTAGATCATGAAACAGGATGGACATTGCACTATCTAACCGACATCATGCTAAAACACTTTCACGAGGATGTTGTACGAGTTCCTTATGGCGATTTGACTCCAATTGAACATGCGCTAAATAGTTTCCCTTCAAGAATCGAACGCACTAGGATGCTACTCTTAAAAGCCGGGTATGAGGATAAGGTAGGGGTAGGCAATCCTATGTGGTACTTAAAACTAGCCTTACAAGATTTTGAGCATATGAAAAAACTGGCCAAGAAGGAGGCTAAAAAATGCAAGAAATGACAATCGAAACAGCTTTAACTTTGATAGCAATCTTTACACCGCTGAACCTCTATCTATGGTTTGGCGTTGGTTTGGGCACTTTTTGGCTTGATATAGAGCCTAAAATCAAGACCGAGGGTAAATATACCAGACCCCTTAAAAACGAGCGCTACGGGGCTTATATACAGCTTGCAGGCAAACGCTATAACTAGGAGGGGAAACCATGCTGACATTTAGAGAACTTGAACATATAGCAGAGACTATTCTCAAACACACAACACCAGAAGAAATGCAGTGCTATCTTGATATGGAACACGATAGTAAATTGCTTTGGATAAAATACAAAATTGCAAGTCTGGAGGTGCAGGTATGACAGAAAATCGACTACCACCACACCTATACAAAGTTTTCAAGTTACTACCGCTTGGAATGGAATTGCCTATCACGGGGACAGATATTGAACGGCTGACAGGCTTGGACATCCGAACCATTAGGGAACATATTCGCCAGCTTATTGTTGATTATGGTATACCCGTATGCGGTGGGCGAGATAACAAGCTAGGGGGCTACTATATCCCCCAGAATGAAACAGAACGGCTTGCAGGAGTGCTACCGCTTCAACGACAATATGACCAAGAACACAAGCGTATTCACGCGCTACTGACCGCAGACTTGCAAGACTGGAGGAAGTACAGAGATGAAGCTTGAATTAACCGCACAGAGTGAAGCAGACCTAAAAACGGGCATTCTGGAGCTTATAGAGAACTATCTGGAAGCGCGTGAGCAAACACCGCCAAGACTGTTAGGCCTAATCACAGCCCAGCAGGTTAAAGATGAACTAGGCATAAAGGATAAGACCTTGAAACGTTGGGAAGATAATGGGCTAAGACGTTACCAGCCCCCACTAGAAGACACTAGGAAAATCTTTTATAGGGTCAGTGATATTCTGGTATTTTTGGGGGTGGAAGATGGCAAGGTATAGTATACACCCAGCGGACAGTGGCGGACATTACCACAATATTAAGTTTTATAAAGACCGTCGCCAAACCTTTGAGCATATCAAAGAACAGCAACGACTGAAGAAGCTGAAAAAGAAACGGAGAAAATAACATGAACGAATTTTACACAGGCGAACTTGAGAACCTTGTCATTGAACTACAAAACCGAATCAACGAGCTAGAAGAACGACTGGAGCGGTTAGAAAATGATTTACGAGGCTAGGGGTTTTCAGAATAATCTAGTCTATCCGTTTGATAGGTTAGAACCGTTTGAGTACATAGCACAGTTTAGACCTATGAAAGTACCAGAGGGGGCGGATATTGAGCAATTCAAACGCACACAAGCCCCCTACTGTATCAGTGGAAAAGTCACAGCAGATAAAAAAGGCACTCACAGACGAAATAACAACAGCCTAGTCTATCGTGATTTGATTTTCTTGGACTATGATGAGCTAGAAGCGAGCGCAGACTTTCCAAGAATCGTTTCTGAGGCACTTTCTGACTATTCCTATATCATTTACCCGACTATCAAACACACGGCTGAGAAGCCCCGTTACAGGCTTGTAGTGAAACCTAGTAATGTGATGAATGAGGCAACATATAAGCAGGTTGTCAAGGAGATAGCGGATAGAATCGGACTACCTTTTGACCTTGCTAGTCTTACATGGTCTCAATTACAAGGCTTACCCGTGACAACTGGAAGGCTAGGAGATTACCCGAAAATCATTCGCAAGGGTTTAGATTATCCCGTACCAGTAGAAGCACACGCACCGCGGAAACAAGTAACTACTACTTACACCCCACGACCTAGCGGACACCGTTCAATCACTATGAGGGTTATCGATACGCTTTTTGACGGGTTTGGAGATGAAGGTGGTAGGAATGTAGCAGTTACCCGATTTGTGGGCTTATTGGTTGGTAAATGGGTTAATTGTGACATACCGACAGCGTGGGAGCTTACCAAGATAGCAAACAGCGTGACGGCTGACCCGTTGCCAGATAACGAACTAGAAGCAACGTTTGAAAGCATTGTAAAAACAGAAATTAGAAAGAGAGGGTTAGGCATATCGAACTAGAACAATTACAGGCAGAATTGGAGCAGGTCAGCACCATTTCAGAGCCTACAAGCATGAAAGAGCTTGAGAACCGAATATACCAAGCGGGTGAACAATGGCGGGCAGAACATACTGAAACCAAGATAAACGAAACTACAGGGGAGGTTACCGAAAAGGTGGCCATGCCCCAGGTTTTCACAGTTGCTAAAATTTTGAGTGAAATTGTGACCTTTACATTTATCAGCAAGAGCACCATACCAGACTACAGTTTGCTTTATATTTATGACCTAGATGAGGGTATTTACACCGCTAGCAACGACTTATTTAATCTATTCTGTAAAACCTTTGACGTGAGGATTAAGCCTAGAGAATGGCCCCAGATTAAGTTAATGGTTAGGACCATGACCAAGATAAGAAAACCGCTAGAGAGCGCTAACCTTATTCCCGTACAGAATGGCATAATTGACCTAAAAACCAAGGAACTACTACCTTTCAGCCCTAAATATGTGATTACTAGTAAAATCAGTACAGCATATCACGCGCCTACAACTGTACCAACAGACAGGGAGGGCAACACGTTTGATAATTGGCTGAACTCTATCGCTTGTAATGATAGCGAGCTAGTCACCTTATTTTGGCAGATTATTCTGGAGGCTATCAACCCCAACCATACAAGAAATAAGTTTGCTATCTTCTACGGTGATGGTAACAACGGCAAGGGGACATTTCAGCGGTTTCTGATTAACCTGATAGGAGAAAGCAACATATCAGCATTAAAGCCCGCCCAGTTTGCTGAAAAACACAATCTGGAAACGCTAGTAGGTAAAGTTTGCAATATTGGAGACGAGGCACCCAATGAATACTTAAAAAATCCGTCTGACCTTATGAGTATTACCAGCGGGGACACCGTGCTAGTCAATCCGAAAGGGCGACCAGCGTTCGAGGCAACATTTAAACTTTTTAATATCTTTTCAGGGAACTATATCCCAAACGGTGGGAATAAGACCAAGGGTTGGTACAGGCGCATCATGATAGTGCCCTTTAACGCTGACTTTAACGGAGAAAAGGAAAAACCATGGATAAAAAATGAGTTTCTAGCTAATCAGAAGGTGCTGGAGTATGCGCTATATAAAGCTATCAACCAAGAACCATTTACGCACTTTATCGAACCGCAGGCGGCCAAAGGCTTGTTAGAGGAATATCAGGAAGATAATGATTACTTGCTTTCATGGGTCAAAAATGAGTACATGGAAAAGGGTTGGCATGAATTGGAAGTGGTGCCCGTGTTTATCCTTACCAGGTCGTTGAAGCACTATGCTGAGGATATGGGAATCTCAAAACCCAATGTGTACGGTGCAGGGAAAGAGACCATTAGGCACTTGCAACAGTTAACGCCAAACCGCTATTCATTGAGAAAAAAACGAGTACCACCAGAAGATTATGAGAAGTTGGAGGCGTGGGACAATGACAAAATAAAAATGAAATCCCCTCAACATTCTATTACTAAAGAAGAATAGTGTGACGTTCTTTTTTCGCTGAAACCCTTGATATTGCTGACTTTCTTAAAAAAAGTGTGACGTTGTGTGACGTTCTCAAAAAAGAAGGTCACACCCCTTGAACCCTTGGTGTGTGTAGCTTTACGGCATTAGGTGTGACGTTGTGACATTCTTTCAAACTCTTATATATAGAAAAAAACAGTGTATTTTATATATAGGGATGAGAAAACAAAAGAACGTCACAGGGTCACAGGGTAGGGCTAACCCCTTGTGGCACAAGGGATTGAGGGTGTGACATTCTTGGTCACAGAAAGTCACAGAAGGTCACAAAATCACCAAAAATTCACACAAAACGGAGGAAAAACATGAAAATTAAACTATTTTATCAAAGGCGTGAACAAACCACAAAGGAATTTGAAACGGAAGTAAACAACTTCATGGCAACTGTAGAAGTGGTTGACGTAAAATATACTGAAGCAACCGCAGGACATTTTGAGCAATTAGGAACGAACACAGGCCTATTGGTCTTGTACAAATAACAGAAACGGAGAATAATAACATGACACTAAAAACTATTTCAGACACACCAAAAGCATTCACATTCCACTACACATTCAAAGACTTTGACACCGCACAAGTTGCAGGGCATGCGCTTATGGGCTACATGACAGGAACGTTTGAGCAACCAGCTATTGAAGTGTATTATGACAATGAAAAAGTGGGCGGAGATTACAACCGTTTGGTGGTGGAATATGTGGCAGATGCTGAACTTACTGAAACATTCAAGCGGATTTGTGACAGTTTCCAAGATTACTACACCGACCCTGAGAAAAAACTTGAAGACCAGTACCGCCTGGAACGCACGGAACAACTCAAACAGTCAGAGGACTTTGACAGCCTACTGAAAAAGGTGGTGGCTTATGAACTGGAGTTAATAGACTATGGAGAACGTTTGCTGAGTGATGACCCTATTCCAATGGATTCAGAGACAGGCTACTCAACACTAGACTTAATTGGCGGTAAAGGTGTAGGGCTATTCAAGTCACTGGACGAAGATAACGAATACAGCGGGCTTGCTTATTACAACGCTGAGGCAGAATAGCAGAGAGAGGCAACCGCCTCTTTTTGTGCTAAAATTAGAGAGGAATAACATGATGAAAAATAAAGGCGGTAGACCTACAAAAATGACACAAGGAACGGTAAAGAAATTAGAGGAAGCATTTCTAAGAGGGCTAAGCGATGAAGAAGCTTGTTTGTATGCGAATATTTCAAAACCAACCCTGTATGATTATTGCAGGAAAAACCCACAGTTTTCTGACCGAAAAGAACTACTGAAACAACGGCTAAAAACACGCGCAAAGTTGAACATATCTAACGCCATAGAGGACGGAGACGTGGTTATTTCCAAATGGTACCTTGAGCGGAAAGATGATGAATTTAAAACCAAGACAAAACTAGAACATGATGGCAATGTGTCTGTATCGCCTCACAATCCATTTGAAGATTTAACCGTAGAGGAATTACGGGCATTGATTGCTGAAGATGAAGGATAAACCAATAGTTTTGGGTTTTTACAGTATAGGGGTATTTTTGAATGGAATTATTGTATATAGAGACATTTACCAGAGCTATGAAAAAGAAAGGAATAACCCAGGGTAAGGCTGAATTAGACGGTTACCCCTTGACTATTGACTTAGACAACCTTTTTATTGTTATGGGTAGAGATCGTTTTGAATTGGTCAGAATACCAGGAACAAAAGGCGGTTATAGGTATTTCTTTCTTTGCCCTGATTGTGGCAGACGTTGCAGGAAACTCTATAAGCGGTGTCTATATTTTAGTTGTGGGACGTGTCAGCAGATCCATAAGCAGACACTAAACCGTAGTAAGACAGATTGCCAGTATTATTGGGAATGTGCATTAAGAGAGGCTAGGAAGGTAGAGCCAGGTTGGACCCCTGAACGTGGCGGATATATGTTTGATAACTTCCCTAGTCGCCCCAAAAGAATGAAACGTGATAGATATTATAAACACTATCAAAGGTTTTTGAACTATGTTAGAAAAGGGGATAGCTATTGGCTAAGAGGGTTATCTAGGTGAAGTACTTTGGCAATTTCCAAAACGGACAAATACTACAAACGTTCGCTTTACAAAACAAATAAAGGCGGAACGGTTGGGAGCTAAAAAGCTAGCATTATCAAGTATTTACGAGGTTAAAAGTTACACACCTAAGCGCAAAATACGGAACGTTTTTTGATTTTTTCAAAACGACGAATAACCGAACGCTATATAATACTTAAAGTTAGATGAATGAAAATGATTAGGTTTAGGCTAGGTTTGATATGTAAAAACCAGGGAGGTCCAGGGGAGGTATACGGCATTTTCGGCAGTCTAAAAGAGATAAGGTTTAGACAAGGTGGCGCGTGATTGAACCACGAGCGAACCTAGAGCGAACCTAGAGAAAATACAAAAAAACCAAGGCACTTTCTGCCCCGGCTGTAGTTTATCGCTATCACTATTATATCACACGGAGGGCAACAATGACCATAGAGGAACTGAAGCAGAGGTTAGAGGGTATTAAGTGGATTGACAAAGAGATCAGTCAGCTTTACCTGGAGCTTCAATACTTGGAAACTGGACTATTCAAGCAGACAACACTAACGCAGGCCAGGGTACAGACTAGCAGGGTAAACAGTTCTGAAAGTCAGTTAGTTGCCCAGCTAGCATTTAAAGAGGACATAACAAACAAAATTGACAGGCTAACCAAGGAACGCCTGGAGCTGATTAGGATGATTGACGCGCTAAGAAATCCTAAACACCGTTTAGCTCTAAGACTTTACTATATCCAACAAAAAGTGGATTTGGAGGCAGGGGAGATAATGAACGTTAGTAAGACAACATTTT